TATCGGTATGGTCTGCGTACGTGCAGACCTCACCTATCAACAAGGCTTACCACGTATGTGGAGCCGTCAAACCCGTTATGATTTCTATATGCCTGCTTTCGCTCATCTGGGCGAACAAGCAGTTTTAAACAAAGAAATCTACATTCAAGGAAACGCTGCAGACGAAGACGTCTTCGGCTATCAAGAGCGTTGGGCGGAATACCGCTACAAACCTAGCCAGATCTCTGGCTTATTCAAATCAACATCTGCCGGAACTCTTGACGGCTGGCATTTAGCGCAAAACTTTACTGCGCTGCCATCTCTCAATAGTACTTTCATTGAGGAAACACCTCCACTTGAGCGTGCTCTCGCCGTAGGCGCAGCTGCCAACGGTCAGCAATTCATCTTTGATGGATTCTTCGATACGAAGCTGGCACGACCATTGCCAATGTACTCAGTACCTGGCTTAATCGACCATTTCTAATCATGTTAGAAAATACTGTCTCCGGAGCCGCTGCTGGCTCCACCTTCGGGCCTTGGGGCTCCGTAATTGGTGCCGGTATAGGAGCTGCTGCCTCCTTAATCGGCGGTAATAAACAAAATAGTGCCAATCAAGCTATGGCACAAGCCCAAATGGCTTTCCAAGAGCGTATGCGGGCTACTCAATATCAAACGGCCGTTGCAGACTTAAAGGCTGCCGGCCTTAATCCCATGCTTGCCTATTCACAAGGCGGAGCGGGCACACCTCAGGGTGCAACCGCACAAATGGGAAACCCTTTAGGCGATGCTGGTAATTCAGCACGTGAGGCGGCTATGGCCGTCGCCAACTACAAACAAATACAAACTCAAAACGTCTTGACAGAACATCAGGCCGAAAAGGCCGCCGCAGATACTAATCTGTCAAACGATCAAGCTACATTTACCCGAGCCAATACGGCAAGGGAAATTGCCCAGATGCCAGGCTATGGCAAATTCGGGCAACTACGAGATGCACAAATCGAGCAACTAACAACTTCAAGCGCACTACAAGCTGCGCAACAAAAACAAGCACTTGCGCAAACTGGATATCTAGGAGCGCAAACAGGCTATACCGCAGAATTAACTCGGTTAGCCAAACGAGGCAGCGCCCCTAGTTCTCAACGTCCCTTGTTTCAAGACCTCAAAGGTATGGCTCACGGAACGTATGAGGCCTATAAAAATCAACCTGATGCATTTTTACCCTTTGGAAAACTAAAATGAAAGTAAACCCACCTAAAGTACGTGCGCCTTTTCACTACGATACAAACGCAGCCAGCAATCAAGCTGGCCTCGTCTGTCCTCCGTTACCTGAAAGCAAATATAAAGTTCGCCAGTCCTTTAAGGACGAGTGCGATATCAACAACATTATGAAAATGTTTGGCAAAACAGGCTCTATGCGTATAAACCCATTAGAGCCCCGCTATGGCGATTTCGGCGACGTGGTGGACTACCACTCTGCCCTTAACGCAATTATCGCCTCTGAGGAGCAATTTGAAGCCTTGCCGAGCCATCTTCGTGCAAGGTTCAATCATGATCCTGCAAACTTAATCGATTTCATGAATAATGAATCGAACAAAACCGAAGCAATTGAGCTAGGTCTCATTGCTAAACCTATTAGCTCTATGGCTAATAACGAGCCTGCTCCAGCAGCCGATAAATCAACGTCACCAACTGCCGAATAGGCAGTCCAAGAAGAGTTACTACTTGATATAACTCTTCTTGGTGACACCATCACCACCAAAAACCGATAAACGAGGACAAAATGAGAACTTCAAGAAACAAAGTTAATAAGGCAAAGTCCGTCAGGACTTTCAAGAAAAATGCTTCTAAAACTAAATACGCAAACATTAGGGGAAACCCTATGCGTGGCGGTATTCGTCTCTAACCCTCTTTATCTCAGAAAGGAAACTTAGGCATGCCTTGTTTCCACCCCAAAACCGCTTATCTAAGCGAGTACAACACCAACTATAAGACCGGCAAGCCCTATCGCCGTGTCTCATTCAAAGAATCCGACGATTGTGATCGTCCAATTCAATTACCCTGCGGGCAATGCGTAGGCTGCCGCCTGGAGCGTTCCCGCCAATGGGCTACTCGATGCTTGCACGAAGCCCAACTCCACGAAAAAAACTGTTTTATTACTCTGACCTACGATAATGAAAACTTACCCGACAACCTCTCCCTCAACCACCGAGATTTCCAACTCTTTTTCAAAAGATTCAGGAAATCCAACCCACATATCAAAATTCGTTACTACATGGCTGGAGAATACGGCTCAACTTTCGGCCGACCTCACTTCCACGCCTGTATCTTCGGATACGATTTTCATGATAAGGAACTATTCAAACGGACTGCCTCTGGTTTTGTCCTTTATAGATCCGAAGAGCTTGAAAAGCTCTGGCCACATGGTTATTCCACCATTGGAGATGTTACATTCGAGTCCGCTGCTTACGTGGCTCGATACATTATGCAAAAATACACCGGAGAGATGCAAAACGGAAAACACAAAATCAACCCAGACCACTACTCCTACTGCGACTTACAAACCGGAGAGCTAATCAAATTACTTCCTGAATACAATAAAATGAGCCTAAAACCCGGTATAGGAGCAGATTGGTACAAAAAATATAAAGACGAAGTCTACCCAAACGACAACGTCGTTATCAGAGGAAAACTCTGCAAACCTCCTAGGTACTATGATACCCTCTACTCTAGGGATAACCCTTATGAGTATGACGAACTACTATTCAAACGAGAAAAACAAGGTAAACTCAAACCTGAGGAAAAAACTCCAGAACGATTACAAGTGAAAGAGAAAGTCCTCAAAGCACGAATAAATCTAAATAAACGTACTAACTTGGAAACTAACGAATGAAACTAATAATCTGTTCAGTAAAAGACCGCGCAGCCGATGCTTACGGCCGCCCAATGTTCGTCCCTTCAACTGGAGTCGCAATCCGATCCTTCTCAGATGAAATCAATCGCAATAACCCTGATAATCAACTTTACAACCACTCAGACGATTTCGATCTATATGACCTCGGAACCTTCGACGACAACACCGGTACATTCCAACTTCATGAATTACCTCAATTACTCACACTTGGCAAACAAGTAAAAACAAACTAAACTACAAAAAAACCCTCGTGGAAGAGCGGGGCGAAAGCCCCACCTTCTTCCAGAGGACACTACCAAGGAAACCAAATGCACCGCAATCGATCAGTATCCCAACACCAGTTCAGCATGGTACCTAGAGCTGATATTCCACGCTCTAAGTTCAACGTGCAATCTGCACACAAGACAACCTTCGATTCGGGCTACCTTGTACCCGTATACGTTGAAGAGGTACTCCCTGGAGATACCTTCAACTTCAAAATGACTGCCTTCGCACGAATGGCAACCCCTATCTATCCGATCATGGATAACATGATCATGGACTCCTTCTTCTTCTTCGTCCCGAACCGCCTGTTATGGAGTAACTGGCAAAAGTTCCAAGGCGAGAGAGAAGACCCAGACGATTCTATCGATTACATCGTCCCACAACAAACAAGCCCAGCAGGCGGCTACGCAGTAGGCAGCCTTCAAGACTACATGGGCTTACCAACAGTCGGCCAAATTGCTCCGGCCGCAACTGTATCGCACTGTGCCTTCTGGCCACGTGCTTACAACTTGATCTGGAACGAATGGTTCCGTGATCAAAATTTACAGGACAGCGTACTCGTAGAGAAAGGCGATGCCACAAATCCAAACGCCGGCGCTGACTACAAACTACTTCGCCGTGGCAAACGGCATGACTACTTTACATCTGCATTACCTTGGCCACAGAAAGGCGAAAGCGTTTCGTTGCCATTAGGTACAACTGCACCAGTTCTATCTGATGGTACATTTCCAACTGTTGTAGGTTCCGTAAGCGGAACTACAGGACAATGGGAATCCACCTCAGGAGTCGGAATGTATTCTGCTGGTATAGGCGCAGCCGGACAAGTAGTACGATTCTCTAATGATCTTACCGGAACGGGACTATATGCTGACTTATCGGAAGCAACTGCTGCAACTATCAATCAACTCCGCCAGGCATTTCAAATTCAGAAATTGCTGGAGCGTGACGCTAGAGGTGGTACTCGATACACTGAAATTGTGCGTAGCCATTTCGGTGTTACTTCTCCTGATGCCCGTCTCCAGCGTCCTGAATACCTCGGCGGCGGATCAACTAATATCAACATCAATCCAATTGCACAAACAAGCAGTTCTACTGTTACTCCATCGACTACCCCTATGGGTACACTTGCTGCTATGGGTACTGCCCTCGCTAGCAATCATGGCTTTACTCAATCATTTACTGAGCATGGTGTAATCATCGGTATGGTCTGCGTACGTGCAGACCTCACCTATCAACAAGGCTTACCACGTATGTGGAGCCGTCAAACCCGTTATGATTTCTATATGCCTGCTTTCGCTCATCTGGGCGAACAAGCAGTTTTA